GTTATGCCGAGGACGTGGCGAGCGGCTGGCTCAAGCTGCGCGAGAGCCGCGATGCCGACACGCTGACCATCGCCGATCGCGTTGGCTTCGACGCCGAGCCCGACAATGACTTCGCCATCGACGCCGTCGCGGTGAAGGATCGTTCCGGCTATCGGCTGCTGCGCATCTCGCGCAAGATGTAGGATCTGACATGGCTGGGTTGCCCATGCTGCTGGCCGCTGGCGCGGTCCGCTCGCTCGATCGCCAGCAGCTGCTCGGCGTCGCCCTAATCGGCCTCGACGTACTGCAGGACCGTACATTCAAGATCGCGCGTTTCGTTGCCGGTCGCCTGCGCGTCAAGGATCAGGCCGCGGCCCAGGACATGGTCGACCGCATGCGGCGCGACATGCCCTATGACCGCGGCGATCTCTACAATGGCACCCGTTATTGGGAAGATGAGGGCGAATACGTTGTGCAGGCCTCCGGTGTCCGTGTGGCCGGCAACGGCAACGAACAGGCGGATCATGCCGGCTTCGTCGAGCATGGCACACAGCCTGGCGTGCGGGGCCGCAAGACGGTAGCCGGCGCCGATTACTTTGCGTCGACCGCCGGTCTCGGCGACGGCTCTTACCGGCCGACCGGTCGTCGGCGCCTGCAGTATCGCAGCCATCCCGGCACGCCGGCACAACCGTTTTTTTATGACAACGCGCGCGCGGTGCTCGAAGAGCGTGGGCTCGATGCCGAGGAAATTCTCGGCGACGCCATCGCGGAGGATGACTGATGGCTGATCCCGAACCGCGCAGCCATGTCGAGGCGCTGCAGTCTGCCGTCATTGCGAAGCTGAAGGCCGCAGATGCAGTCAGGGCCTTGGTTGGCGCGCGCATCTTCGATGAGGGGCCGTCCGACAAAGAGAAGCCCAAACCGCCCTACATCTATCTCGGCCCGGTCAATCGCCAACGGATTGAGGCTGGTAGCTGCAGCAGCATTTTTCGCGGAACGTTTCGGCTGTTCGCGGTATCGACCGAATTCGGCCGGACTGAAGCGTGGGCTGTGATCGATGCGGTCACCGAGACGCTCGACGGTCAGGAGATAGATCTGCCGGCGCCGTATTCAACGATCGGCGATCAGATCAAGCTGATCAGCGACGGCGACGTGATCGCGCCGCTCAATCCCAAGTCCACTTTTGCCGACTACACCGTCACCCTCACCAAAACCGGAGACTGATCGCATGGCTGACAATCCTCTCGCGGGCAACCGCTTTAACCTTTACCGCATGGTGACGGGGTCGCCGGTGTTCGTCTGCATGGCGTCGACCACCAGTCTCACCGAGACGAAGGAATTCGACGATGCGACCATGCCGAATTGCGAAGATCCGACCGCGATCTCGACGCGCAAATCGATCGTCAAGTCGAAGTCGTGGAGCCTGAATTTCAGCGGTAAGGCGATCATGCATCACTATGCCGAGATCAAGGCCGATTTTGACTCCGAGGCACCTGTGCCATACCGCATCGTCGCTAATCCCGTCGATGGTGTCGGCGACGGTCAGTGGGACGGCTATATTCACCTCGAGTCGCTGGAGATCGGTAAGCAGGACAACGGCATGGTCACATTCGCCGCGCAGGCCCGCGGTGATGGCGATCTGAGCTTCCTTGAGACCTGATCGTGCACTGTGACATCCGCCGCCCGTTCGCCGGGCGGGAACGCACGTTTCGCTTGCGGCTCGGCGAAGCGAGCGAGCTGGAGCGCCTGTGCGAAGCCGGCATCGGTGCAATCATGGTTCGCATTGCCACGCACCAGTTCAAGATTGCGGACATCCGAGAGGCTGTTCGACTTGGCCTGCAAGGCGGCGGTGCGAGCGAGCCGGAGGCGACGGCGCTGGTCATGCACAATGTCGACAAGGTCCCGCTCGCGCAGCATATCGCGCTCGCGGCCGATATCATCGGAGCTTATGTCAACGGTCTGCCGGAGGAAGTCTCAAAAAAAGCCCCCGCCCGGCGGGAGAGAAAGCCGTCGCGCCGGGCGACATCAGCCAGTGGTACGGCATCGGCGGAATGATGGGCATGGCCCCGGCCGCAGTCGATCTCGAAACACCCGCGTCAATGTATGTCGCGTTTCAGGCGTTCAAGCGATTTCACGGCATCAAGGATGGCGACGCCATCTCCGATGACGAATTCCTGCAGATGCTTGCGGCCGAACAGGCCGCCGGCCGCGCTTAGGATCCCCCATGGCAAATGCACCGCTGACGCTACGCTTCGGGTCCGATACGTCGGGCCTCGAAGGTGCCAAGAAGGGCGTGGCGTCGCTCGCAACCAGCATCGCGACCAATATGGCGAGCGTTGCCGGCTCTGCGTTGGCGGGCGGCCGTGCGGTGACGTCGACCAGCCTGACGATCATCAACAGCTTTCAGGCGATGAACAGGGCGTCATCGCTGCTGGTTCCGACACTCGGCGCCCTGACGCTGGGTCTCGGTGTGACCTATGCCGCCTTTGCGGCATCGGCCGCCATCGTCAATCTGGCCAAAGAGCGTCTCGAAGAATACGTCGAGATCTCGGAGAATGCCGCGAAGGGCGGTGTGTCGGCAGAATTCTTCCAGCGCCAGGCCAAGGCGGCCGAGGCCGACAAGGTGGCGATCGAGGACGTCACGAAGTCGCTGGAAAAATTCCGGTCGACGACGCAGGCGAAGCTCGGCGGCAGCGACTTCGATCAGCGTCTAACCAAGCTGCAGGAAGCTGGCAACTTCCAGAACAATAGCGGGGTCGCGGCATTCCGAAGCGCATCGACCGATGAAGCGCGCTACCGCGCCGCCGTTCTGCTGATCACGCAGGCGGCCGACCAGGGCGAGCGTCTCGCGGGGCTTGATCTTGCCGGCAAATTCCTGCCGCCGGCGATGCTTGATCGGCTGCGGGCGTCGTCAACATACCTAGCGGATCTGCAGCGCTCTGCCGACGCTCTGTCGGCAACAAAAATTGTTTCCGACGAAGACGTCGCGCGCGCGGTCAGCCTGTCGGCGCGGCTTGATGAGGCGCAGAAGACGCTCGCGCAGAAATTCAAGCCGATACAGGACGACCTAGCGAGCCTCGGCCTCAACTATCATGAGAACTGGGTCTCGATCGTCGAGACCATGGCGAAGGGTGTCGACGAGGCCGGCAAGATCTATCAATGGATCAAGGGCGTTGGCGATGTACTGGCCGAAGGCGGCAAGGCGCCGTTCTGGGATCGTCTGACAGCGGCGACCACCACAGCCGAGAGTCGGAAGGCGGCGGAGGAGCGCTACGGCATCACGCCGATCGGCGATACGTCGGTCGTGGGCAATGCCGAGAGTCCGGAGATGACTGCCGCCCGCAATCGGCTGCGCAACGGTCTTCTCGATCCGCGCGCGGTGCGCCTGGCCGGCGAGCAAAGCACTAATGTTGCTTATGGGGCCCGTAAGGACACGTCAAAGAATCCGGTTGATGCCGTCGACAAGGAAAAGCTCGATCAGATCGAATCCCTGATCAATCTGATGACCCGCGCCAACGACGTTGTTAAGGCCGAACTCGATACCGAGGGCAAGAGCAACGTCGAAAAGGAAAAGGGCATCGCACTAGCGCGTGCCGCGGCCGCAGCGCGTGCGGCCGGGCGCGACCTGACGGACGAAGAGCGCAGCAAGGTGCTGCAGCTCGCCGAGGCCCATTCGAAACTTGCGGACAAGCTAAAGGATGTGCAGCAAGCGCAACGCGCTGCGGCGGAAACCACACGCTATTTTGGCAACATCACCAGCGACGTGCTCGGTGACCTGCTGGTCGACGGCAAGAATGCGTCGGACGTCTTCAACAGCCTGACCAAGTCGCTTTTGAAGGCCGGCATTCAGGCGCTGCTCACCGGGCAGGGGCCACTCGCAGCTGTGCTCGGTACCGCGCCGCTGGCCAGCGCCGGAGGCAACGCGGTTGGTGGGTTGTTCGGCGGATTAGGCAAGATGTTCGGCTTCCGCGCCAGCGGCGGCGATGTGCAGGCGGGCAGGGCGTACAAGGTCGGCGAAACCGGAGAAGAACTGTTCATGCCGGGTCAGAACGGGCGTGTAGTGCCGATCGACAGGCGCAGCGCTGGCGGCGGTTCGCCTATGTCGTTCGGCGATACAATCATCAACGGCTCCGGTCTCACGCAGCAGCAGCTCGCCGCGGCGATCGCGCAGTCACGGATAGATATTTTGCGTCGTGTGCCGGGTATCGCGGTCAGCTCCGTCATGCAGCAGCAGATGCGGACTGGTTGAAATGGCGCTCCCAGATGACGTCGCTGCAGCTGTCGGCGCTCGGGATGCCGGTTGGGCGCTGCTGATCCAATTCGCATTTCAATCGGAAGTGAAGCGCGTTTGGACAGGCTTCGGAGATCTGCGCACTCCTGAC